AGACTATTTACGAAATACTAATAGCATTTTCCGCATTTGGTGTTTTGTATATGAATTTTGATAGAATTATGTATTGGTGTATTTCAAAATCAGACGACGAAACATAAAGATTTTATCGTATATACTAATAATGATAGAAGTCTACACAGACGGAAGCTGTCTCGGTAACCCGGGACCTGGTGGTTGGGCCTATCTTATAGAAAACGTGATAGGTCGGGGAGGTTCCAAGATAACCACAAACAATATAATGGAAATGACTGCGGTTATAAAAGCACTCGAGAAGTGTATTGAGATGGGATACGATACTGTAACTATATATACCGATAGTAACTATGTAAAATTGGGGTTACTCGAATGGTCTAAGAATTGGGAACGGAATGGGTGGAAAACAAGTAAAGGTGAAGATGTTAAGAATAAGGATTTATGGGTACACATGTTATACCTGTTGCGTAAAATTGAAAACGTTGAAATGAAATGGGTCAAGGCACACAACGGAAACGAGAAGAACGAACGTGTCGATACATTGGCGCGCGAGTACGCATACTTATTTTCTAAGAAAGAGTAATGAGTACACCAGAACAACACCATTGGTGTCCAAACCAGGAACAACTTCTTAAACGTTGGGCCGAAAAGGCTGCTGGGTACCGGTGGTTACATAATCACGCCCGCGTTTTATATAAACGTCAACACGATTGGTTATCGTACCCGTCTATAATTATATCGAGCATTACGGGTGTTGGCGGCTTTGCGGTTTTGAGTCCCGATACGAATAGTATGTCTGATGACCAAAAACAAAAGATTATTATTTTTCAATACTTTTTTGCGTTCATGAACGTTATTGCGGGTATACTTACATCTATATCTAAGTTTAATAACTCGGCACGACTCATGGAAATGCACTCGGCTATGTCCGTACAATACTCGAAACTGTATAGGAACATAGATATGGAATTATCTTTGGAAACGCAACACCGCGAGGACGTTTTGGAATTCGTGAACAAAACCCGTGTCGAGTACGATCGATTACTCGACGAGGCACCCGATATACCTTCCGAGAGTATTAATGAGTTTAACGAAACGTTCCCTGATAAAGAAAACAAACCCGACGTGTGTAACGGTTTGAGTGTTATTAATTGTGAAGAAGATACGACTAGTCACAAAAACATGGTGCTCAGAAACTGGTTACTCAAAAAGCGACCGGGAACACCGACAACACCGAGACCTTCGGTCGAATTGAAATCGTATAATTCGGAAGAACAAGTTTAAAATATTATATAATTGTAAAGTAATATGGGTATAATATACATGTTAACATCACCAGATAATAAGAAGTATATAGGACAAACTATACAGGGGTTTACGAAGAGGATGTACGGACATAAACATGGAAAATCATATTGCAGAGTATTAAGAAATGCGATCAATCATTTTGGTTTTGATACTTTTAAAAAGGAGATAATTTGGGAAGGTGATAACTGTAGTCTTTGTGATATGGAAAAATATTATATCAATGAATACGATACATTATATCCAAATGGTTACAACCTATCTTCTGGAGGTGGGAGAGGAGAACATAGATGTAAAGATACTATACAGTTAATGGTGAATAATCAGAGAGAAATGGCTAAACAAAGAAACAAAGGGCTTCTTGGATTTATAATAGAAAATCGTTCAAAAAAAGATGGACATATAACTTCTTGGAGTTTTGGAACATATAAACTTAGATGGGGTGGATTTAAAACAAAAGAAGATGTGTTAAATTTTCAGAAAAAATATACAGAAAATCCAGATAATATTAAGAAAACATATTTACAAAAAAGATCAAAAAATGGTAGTGGGTGTGTGTATTATAGACAAGATAGAAAAAAGTGGTGTTTGTCTAAAAATAATAAATATATGGGTTCGTATGAAACAAAAGAAGAAGCCGAAAAGGCAAGAATTCTATTACTATAAACCAATTTTTACATATGGGACACATATGTAAAAAGTGATATTCCCGCCGGGTATCGATCCCGGGATATAGTCTTAACTCCGAACTTATGAACTAAATCATAACTTGACATACTTTAAAAAGTATAAGGACTATGTGATGACCATTTCACTACGGGAACCTATATAGTATACACACTTATTCTTTAAGTTACACACGCTTAAAAAATACATCCATATATACTATATGAAGTGCTGGTCTTGTGCACACACCCCAGAGTATAAACGCGATCAAATTCGGCGGAACGTTCTCGAAGGTACGTACTCTAAGAAACCAAACCTTGGGTTTAAATGTCGCGATAATGCGCGTCTTCGGTTACGGTTTAAGGAGGCTATAGAGTACGCTCACGATACGTGTTCGGAAAAATCGACGGACGCGTGTTTCAACGCATGGGACGAGGTTGACGAACTCGAAGACTCGATGATGCGGTACGGTATAAATTTGTATGACGATAGTAACATGCGGTACGGATCACTTCTTCGACGCGCGTTTAAGGTTCGTTGGAACATACGTAACGTCGAGGACCATCACGTCATACCAGCACAGTTCAAAAGCCACCCGGTCGTTGAAAAGGTAAACTACGATATTCACGCGAGCGAAAACATAATCATGATGCCTCGCGAGATCGGTAATTTACGAACGAACAGACACACGCACAGAGGCGGACACAAAGCGTATAATAGGTACGTGGGCGAAGTACTCGATTCCATGGAAACTATGGAATTACCCGAACCAGAATTTAGAAAGTTTGTTGACTTTTTAAAAATTGGGTGTCGTTATCGTCCTCAAGATATACCTTGGAACTAGTGTAAATTACCATCCATACTCGAGAACATCTGTAGTTGCCGTGGGGTACCGTTTCGAGAAAAACTCGCGGTTCCCCCAATTACTGTGTCCAATGGTACTGTTATGGGTACGATCAATGTGTAAACAGTGTCTGAGATCCTTATAGTAAACACGCGCACCACGCGCGATTATATCTTCGTGTTTCATGTCGACGTGATTATCTATGGGAAAAAAGTGTTTATAATACTTTTTCATGTTATCGACGTGTATGAGGTAACACTTGGTACTCGAAATCCACTTAACGCGTTCGAGTCCGCTCTTTTCAGCACTTTCCTTATCCGGGTATCGCGATAAACAGTGGAAGAAACACATTTCGAAATCGTCACCCTTTTTGTTTATAACGTCCTGAATTTCCCGGTAAACGCGTGTATCTTTTATGACGACGTTATCTTCGAAAATAACCGCATACTTGAGGTTTTGGTCGAAACACCTTCGGTAAAACTCCATGTGACCCATGTAACACCCAATAGCACCTAAATTGAAATAGGTAATATCCGGTCGCGTTTTGTTCGCGTTATAGTGAAGTTTTAACGCCTCGCGGTAATAGTTCGGTTCGATGATTTTTTGGTACTTTTTGGCATTTTCGAGTTTCCTGGTATCCGTACCGTATATGATTTCTAGGGGTACGGAACTATCGTAGTGATCGAGAAACTTTTCGCGTCGATTGGCGGACGTTTCCAGGGTGAGTAGAAAACACTTATACTCGGGTTTTTTCCTGGTGTGCGTGAGTACGAGTAGGAGTACGAGTACGAGTACAAGTACGAGTAGTATCGGAACAATCATCCTTACTTAAAGAATACAAACATAATAATTTCGTGATACCGTGGCCGAGCGGTCTAAGGCGCCAGATTAAGGCTCTGGTTCGAAAGAGCGTGTGTTCAAATCACACCGGTATCATACGTGCGATAGCTCAGTTGGTAGAGCATTGGATTGTAATTGTAATAAATTATTATAACTATTCGTTTAGTTGCTAAACTCCAATTGTCCCGAGTTCGATCCTTGGTTGCACGACCCTTTCTCTCGTAACTCAATCGGTAGAGTGTAGGACTGTTAATCCTGAAGTAGGGGGATCGAAACCCTCCGAGAGAGTTTTTACAAATTTAGCAAACGATCACAGGTTCGAACCCTGTCGCGAGCATTTCTTTTAGTGCGCTCGTGTGGCCAAGTGGTAAGGCATTTGTTTTGTATTTTGATAATTTTTTAAAGCGTGTGTTCCATACTTTAAAAAGTTTTACATATAGTTTGGTATTTTTAAGCCGTGCGCTTGACGAGGACGATACCAGAGCCGCCGTTGCCGCCTGAGGCGTCGTACCCACTACCTCCACCTCCTCCACCAGTATGCATTAAAGCTGAAAATCCATCCGAACCGGAATAACCTACTACAGCATTAGCAGCACTACCACCTCCACCGACCCCACCGACACCACCCGACATCGCATAAGTAAAATTATCTGAAATCACACCACCGCCACCACCACCCGAAAAATAACCATTATGACCGTATGTATCAGAAAATACACTACCAAGGTATAAACCATAACCTCCATTAAGCCCTGTAGTAGTGGTTGTCACATCACTTAAAGATTGTCCAACCGTACTTTTACCACCGCCACCCCCACCTCTTTTGTATGTTGATTCTTTACCACCTGTACCACCCGAGGTTCCTTGATTATTAATGGATATCCCACCCGATCTAGAACCGTCTATACCACCAGCGCCACCACCTGAACCACCATCTTTACCAACATCACTTCCACTTCCACCACCACCACCTCCTATAGTGGTAATTAAACCAGTGAAATATGTGTTTGAACCATTGGTACTATAAGTCGTACCACCATTACCAACCACTATTGTCTTAGTACCAGTTAAATTTACATCTACGTTTAACAAAAGACCACCCGCTCCTCCTCCACCACCAGGAGTTCCAGACGTAGTGTCATCACCACCCCCACTCCCACCCCCCGCGACCATCAACACATCCGCTGTAATTGCTGTAACCGGTGTCCATGTGTATTGTGTATTGGACGTGGTATTAGAGGTGACCGTTAGTGTTCCCCATGAATACGTACCATCCGGGGTGTCCGCGTAAACAAACCCATCTGCAGCCGCCGCCTCTTTGGTGGCGTACGTACTGTTATAATCGGTCGCGACGAAACCAGCGTAGTGGAAGGCGATCGCGGGGTACTCCACCACAAACCTTCGCACGACTCTTCGCGCCAACTCATCTATACCTATGGAGGTATATACCACTTTATATGTTCCCGCTGTATCGACATCTAAGTCGGACGCCCCCGTAACCGTTACGGGAAGTGAACTGGTATACGTGGGAAGTGTATAAGAAGTTCCGATGGGGATCCTGTTGGCCCCGTTCGTAGTTACCCACCCGTCACTGAACGTGATGCTGAAGGCCACGTCACCGTACAGTGCCAGTTCGGCAATTTCCAGACCCGTACCCCCGTTATTCGCCGATACGTTGATTCTGTAGTATACGTAAGCGGCCGGTGAAGATATCTCGTAGACATCACCCGAAAGACTTGGGGGACTATCCGTAACTGTATGGATCGTGTACCATGTTGCCGTGTCTTGGGACCCCTCGATGATCCAGGATTTGGGTCGGTTCCCGTCGGCCGCCTTAGGCCATACGACGTACTTATGTATAGTTGTTGCCGAGGGTAGCTGGATCCTGAGTGTCCCGGTAGTGGACGATGTCGTTTCAAAACCTGCCGTGAGATTACTGTCGAAAGCGTGGTAGGCCGTGACCGAGGTCGAGGTAGCTGCCACGTTTGCCTGTGCATGGTACAAACCGTTACCGTAACCAGCACTTGATATGGTCCATATGGAATTTACATCGGCCGTTACAGTTTCTGTAATACCACTCGTTGTCCCATCCGTGGGTGGATACTGGTATAAAGGTACGATATTTGTTGCGGGTACTAATACGTTACTCGTGAGCGTAAACGTAGTCGAACCCGCGATTTCCGCTTTATAGTTACCCGTTTTGGATAAAGGGTAGGTTGTGAGATCCGTGCCACATGCCAAGAATTTATTAGACTCGTAGGCTTTGTAGGTGATGTAGGACGAGGCTTCGGCACCGGTAACTTTAAGCGAATTGAGTCCGTCGTAGGTGAGGGAAGGGGGTTGGGGAGGAGGTACAAATATATTGAGTGTAAATTCACCTATTGCAACGGCTTCATTATCATTAGTTGCGTCTGTTATATATACTCTGTAATATTGGTATTCAATAGATGTAGTTACATTAAACACTCTCGAAGGGGGGTTAGATCCACCGGTCCAAGATGAATCATTAGCATGCGGTGTTTCCAAATCTGTCCATATTGAATCGTCATTTGAACCCTGTAACACCCACGATTCAGGTGCGCGTATCAACTGTGCACTATCATCACGTGCCTTTAGTTCATAACTTGTTATCAATCTTTTATACGGAAGTTTTATTTTAAGCCAATGTGGACCTGTATCTGGTTCTGCTGAATGCCAACTACCGCTACCATCATTAAACGCGTTCCATGCAACATATGAAGTGGAGTAAGTAGAACTCGCTGAGACTTCCCACCCACTTTCATTTGTGGAAACTGTGTTCAAGGATGTAAATGTTGGTTCTGTTGTGTATGAACCGGGACCCACACTCACACTCCCCACACTAACATTCGCCAAAAAGGCTGTCGCCGCATCCCGCGTAAAGTAAATATACTCCCCGGATTCGGCGATGTACACGTCAGAGGCCGTACCGAGACTCCACGAGTTGGAGTCTTTGTAGAGGGTTTGGTTGGCGTATCCACCAATTGTGGTGAGCTTGTTATACCCGTCGTAGGTGAGGGAAGGGATGATGTTATTTTCAGGGATATCAGAGATGAGGAGGATACCGGAACCACCATTTCCGCTAGTAGCACTGATATCTTCAGTAATACTTATACCTGCACCACCACCACCACCTGTATGTGCAAGTCCATTTTCTCCATCTCTTAATTGACTCCCACCACCCGAACCACCACCACCTTGACTCGACGTAGCTCTACTACCAGACAGGGTGACAGCACCACCACAACCACCAGATGCAAACCAACCCGAATCACCATAAATGGTTCCAAAAATACTCGTTTTATCTACACCAGCACCACCAGCACCACCAGTATCTTGTATTTGACCAGAACCCCCAGAAGAACCATCTCCACCTGCACCACCACCACCCGAACCACCTGACTGCCAATACGCATACCCCCCATCGTTACCTTGTCCAGAAGTTCCATACCCTCCTCTTTTATTTTGACCCCCTGCCCTAGAACCACCACCGGAACCTCCATCTCGTCCTATGTCAGTATCAGTTGTTCCAGATGAAAGTGTTTCGCTTGTGTTTCTACCACCAGCACCACCCCCATAAACAGTTGTTAAACCTGTAAATGATGTATCATTACCATTACTTCCTGATACACCACCAGCACCACCAGCACCAACAACAATTGTCTTCTGTCCCGATATGGATTGGTTCGTATGGTGTAACAAACCACCAGCACCTCCACCACCACCACCTTCTGCACCATTACCCTCACCTCCTCCACCACCACCCGCAACCATCAACACATCCCCCGTCATATCAACAATAGGTGTCCATGTATACGTCGTATTCGAAGTTGTGTTCGACGCGCTACCTAAAGTACCCCAACTATAGGTTCCCGTCGGTGTATCTGCATATACGTGTCCGTTCGCCGCGGCGGTGGCTACGTCGCCGTCACCGTAGACGTTATCGAAGTCTCCGTAGTGGAAGGCGAGTGTGCTGGGGGTTGGGAAGGTGAGGGAGGGTTGGGGAGCTGGTGCCGAATAAAAACGACTTACATCAGTTCCCGTAGAAAGTATAACCGCACTGTATCCATTTTCATCGAGACATAAACCTTCTTGAAACTGGTACGAACCCATATTTTCACTCGCAGCATCGGATTCAAAAGTCTGTTTCAGGCTAAAGGTACCCGTACCACTCGTATCTTCCATCAATTCCACATATCCACCATTGGAAAAATATGTCGAGGAATTGTGTGTCGATACGAGGTAGCGTTTACCATCGCGTGACATGTTAATACCGTGACCGTAATAGGTATTAGTGCCATTACTTCCACTAATCACCTGCGTCGCCAACGTATTCCATGCACTTCCTGTATAATCATAAAGCGTTGTTTGTCCATTAGACGAACTATATCCATAATCACCCACAAGAAGACGTGTACCAGCTCCGTTTATAGTTAAACTCATACCGAAATTACCCGACCCGGTATAATTCTTGGTTGCAGATGTAGGCCAATTCGACCCGTCGTAGTGGAATATATCGACACCGGCCTGATAACCTATGAAAGCGCGGTCACCTGTATCATTTAATGCACATGTGGTACCCCACGATGTACTACTACTCGTCCATGTTTTAGTAGCTAATGTATTCCAACTCGACCCGTTATGATCGAATATCCAGGCCTTTTTTATACCTGTGTATCCAGTAACAACGAGTAACCGCGTCCCATCTGAATTACAATCGATACCTTTACCAGCGACACCACCGAATTTATCACCCGTGGTTCCGTCTGGTGACACCCAAGAATGCGTTTCCGAATTCCCCCACGCACTTCCGGAATAATCGTATACGTAAACTTTACCCGTATTCGAGTCATCATTTGGATCCGATACGAAGAGACGTGTTCCCGCATCGTTCAAACAAACTTGTGTACCAAAAGAAGTGCTTTTTGTATACTCTTTTTTTAGGGTCCATACCCCCGTTTCTAAATGGTACACTTTCACTCGACCATTATCAGCACCCAAAGCGACCCGCGTTCCGTCGAGTGATACGGAACACGCTTTAAGTGTAGACGTAGATGTACCGTGATCAATTTCAGAGTTTTCGGTTAAATCGGCGACGGGGTCATATAATTGTTCCGTCACTGTCCCCACCGTCACGTTCCCAAAGTACGCCGTCTGTGCGTCTGGATCCACCGTGAATGACTTATAGTCCCCGGGTTTACATATCCAGATATTACTGGCCGTCGCGATGTCCCACGTATTGGCACCTAGACGCAGGTTGGTCTCGACGTTCGCGTTACTCGTGTTAGCCACGGTGAGCTTGTTGTAGTTGTTGTAGGAGAGTTGGTCCGTAAGGTATTGGTAGGACAGGAGGACGATACCAGATCCACCTTTACCACCGATAGAACCAGATGGTTTAGAACCATTCCAACCACCACCACCACCGCCACCACCGGTGTGTAATTGACCGTTCATAGCAGAAGATAAACTAATAGTTGTATTACCATTATGATCACCGTTACCACCACCACCGAGACCACCGGATGAAGGAGAAATATTCGCAATACCATCATTACGACCACCACCACCACCGCCACCAGAAAACCACCCACTTTCGCCATACGTCGTTCCAAAAACACTTGAATAGTTTAAACCATCTCCACCTGCACCAGATGATGAATTTGAAACAGCATCTTCTCCAGTTTCACCGGCGCCACCACCACCACCACCTGCTTCACCAGCTATTAAACCACCTTGATTACCTTGACCAGTTGTAGCAGAATAATCAGTATAAGTAGTTTTATAACCACCACCAGAACCACCATATGATGGGGTATCTGCATCATTAGAACCATAACCACCACCAGCACCACCACCAATAGCCGTTGTAAAACCAGAAACAGAAGTATCGTGACCACGTTTACCAGCGTTATTAATACCCTGATCTATATTACCACCACCAATACCACCATCACCCACAATAATAGTTTTTTGTGATGATGTAAAATAAGCCGTTTCGTTATACAATAGGCCACCCGCACCACCACCACCGGCAATAGTACCACCACCGCCACCACCACCGGCAACCATTAGTAATTTACCAGTAAATGAAGATGCCGGTGTATAAGTATATTCTGTTTTACCAACAACATAATCGGTTATACCACCAGTAGACGCAGTTAGTGTAACTGAATCAAGTGTACCCCAACTATACGTCCCCGTCGGTGTATCTGCATATACGTGTCCGTTCGCCGCGGCGGTGGCCACGTCACCGTCACCGTAGACGTCGTCGAAGTTTCCGTGGTGGAAGGCGAGTGTGTAGGTTGGTCCGGCGGGAATTACTGGGGGTGTTACCGCCCCCACCGTCACATTACTCGTCAAATACCGCGTTCCGCACACATCGACCAAGGCTTTGTACTCCCCAGGCTCCGAGAGGACCACGGGGTACGCATTCCCCGTTTCGTGTTTGTACCCGTCGTAATAAATAGCCACGTTAGATGTAGAAGATGTGTCTTTAGAACCTCCATACATAAAGAGTGTATTCGTTCCATCGAAGGCGAGAAAAAACTCTTCTGGGGTCGGATAATCAACGGCTTCTATTACCGAAGCCGCCACTATCCTGGTGACCATTAACCAGTTCGTTAGGAACATCTTTTTATATATGCGGTGAAAAATAATTCACGAAAAAAACACTTACCTAAACAAAACTAAACATTCCTCAAAGACGCGATAAAATTCATGGACGTTCGTTCTTGTTTCATGAAATCGTATTGACTTAACGCGGCCTGCACTGTCGGAACTGGAATCCCGCAGTGCACGCAGTGCATGACAAACGACCTTACGTACTCGACGGTGGTATCCATGATAACCATGGGATCGTGGATTTCAAACATGGGACACGCCGCGTTCGAGTTTTGGACCCACGCGGTAACTTTCCCGTTCGAGAGTTGGCGACACTCGTAATACGCCATCGCGTAACAGAACCGAACGGTTTGGAGAATGACGTTCGGGTCGTAGAATTTATTATACGTTTGTCGCGTTTCGCTAAACTTGGCGTATTGACTCGAGGTTCGCGCGTTAATGGCGGCATGGACGACGGGTGTTGGCGTCCGCGTTTTAAACGCGTATTCCATGAACCACGCGGTTGTATTTTTGGTTTGTGCAACGTCGAGGTAGTTCCGGGTTACGTAAAGTTGACTCTTCGATCGTTCAATAACGGGACCCGTAATGTCCATGTGCATGGCTTTATCCATGAGTGAAAGTACGACCGGGATATTCCCGTTGGCGTATGCGAACGCGTCCCCTATCGATTGGAACATGACACACTCGAGCGCGTCGAGAACCATTTTCGCGAAATGTCCGGACCCCGGCATATCCCCGGCGTGTTGTACGTTTTTGGCGAACGCATAGAATAAGGGTTCGTGGGTACTGAAAACCCGTTTTTTACCCCCGACGAGGAACGCATCGTTCGTAAGGGATGCACTGAGGTAGTGTACACTCTTTTCGGAACACTGATTCTCGTAGAATAAACTCCGATCGAAGTGATCGAGGGTACAGTTTATGACGGTATCTTCCGGATCCGACCACGCGAGGATTTGGGGAACGGATTTGGGCGAGGCCGTGAATACGGTTCGGGGCCGATCCATATTGACCATAAGATCGGCAACGCACATATAGTTTTGTGCATTGAACAGGTTTACGGCGTGCGAAACATCGTAAGTGTGAACCTTATTTACCTTTTGAACTTTGTTTGAGATTTTAAGGGTTTGGGTCGTGGTTCCGATAATACCGATCGACATTTGTGAAAACTACGTGTAATTCTTTTATGTATGTATAGTAATAAGAATGTCTATAAACGGAAACGGAGATACACTTACCATAACAGGTGCACGACTTAAAGTTTCTGGAGGTGTTCAAGTCTCAGGAAGTATCGCGTATACGGACGACGCGACGGGGTTCGGTGGTGTTTCAGCGCAAATCGATGGCGAC